TCAAATGCCAAGGTCGAACTCCTGCTCCAAGAGCTGGTTGAACGTCTCGTTGACGGTGTACTGGTACACATCGTTGAACCGGACGTCGTAGGGAATGCCGATGTAAGAATTCACGTACTTCATCCGCGTCGGCCGCAGCACCGCCTGCATATGGTCAAACCCACCCTGCCCGGAGAAGGGCTCGCCACAGGGCAGCGTGGTGCCCGCGAAGGTGGATGACGTGTTGATCGCGTTGACGGTTGAAAACACATAGGTGCCAATTCCTGGATAGTTTGTGGTCTTAATTTCTATCCAGAACCGATCGGTGCGACTCGAAACGTATCCGCCGCTCGCACCGCCACCGCCAGTTTGCCCCGCCCACTGCATCTCCTGCGTCCATGTGACTGGATCGGAGATAGCACCGGCACCCGGCTTGGTTCCAAAATACACTGGCAGCATCACGTTGAGCGTCGACGTCAGGTCGTACTCCAGCGACCCGCCAGAGTTCGGCGGAACAGCCGGAATGCGATGCTGGCCGCAGAAGCTTCCGCCTGCCCACCCGGAGGCCCGCCATGTGGCAATGCGCCTGTACTTAAACATCGTCCACCCCAAGAGCTGGCCAGCTACCCACGGCATGAACGAGACCGCGCCGCCACCGACGTTGACCGCATTGGACCCGCCGGGACGATCACGGACCCGAAAGCTCCCCCATGGTTCGGTGAGCCAGCATGTGTGGCAGCAAGGCGACGCGCCCTGAGGCGCGACGATGACGCCGCACGCCGCAACGTGGACACCTCCGGGGCCGACCTGGACACCAAAGCTGCTCATGACGGTGAACTGCTGCAATTGGCCTGTAACTGAACCTCGTCGACCCACAAAAGGACGACCTTGTTTTGTGTATCTCTATAGGCCGCTCCAACCAAGCCCGGCTCGGTTGGCGTCTTGATGGGCCTGCGAGCCGACACAGAGACTGCCTCGGCAAGACGGTTGGCTGTTGTCAGGGGGAAGCCCCCGTGTACGTCGTATGTGTAAGAGCATGCCTCCGTCTGTGACCCGGCCGATCCGCCAACCTGGCTGACCCATACAGGGAACAAGCCATCGCCACCGCCTCCACCGCCATCACTCACCCGCGACAGGCTCGGCAGCACCACGCACGACTGCTCGCCCGCGCCGGTGTTGCCCCGGCTCTCTGCCGCACTCACAGTGCGGCCGCTGTCCTTGAGCACCTCGGTCTGTGCCGCCAGAAACGGCCGGGCGGTGTGGTAGGTGTCCTGCTCGATCGTGGTGGTAAGGCTAGCCTGGTCGTACTCCACCCGGATAACACGCCCGCTCAGTTCCACCGGCTCAAAGCCGGCCACGATGCGGGTCGCAGCATCGTCCTCAGCCCGCAGTCCAGGCACGAAGGCCCGCGCCACCTGCTCCGCCTGGTCGCGTACCAGATCGACGTTGTCGGCCAGATCGTCGTCATCTACAGCCCCCTCTGGCAGCACCTGCTCACGCTGCAGTTCCGGCCGACAGATCACTGTGATGTCGCTGCCGGCCCTTAGCAGCTCATGGCACTTCGCCTCGGCGATCCGCTCGCCAATCTCCGGCCCGCCTTCGCCCAGACTGCCGGACACCAAAAAGCCGTCGACGAAGAACTCCCGCTCTGCCTTGCCGTCCACCATGTAGGTCGGCTCGACGGTCACCCTGAACTTCACCTCGCGCGACTGGTCCTGGTTGAAGAAGATGATCCGCTCAAAGTTCTGTTGCCACGCTTCGGCCGCGCAGCTGGTGACGCCCGGCTTGAGCTGGATGATCCGGCTGTCAAACTCCAACACGTATGTCCCGGCCTTCGTTACGTGCAGCTTCGATGCGCCGACTCGATTGGCAAAGCCGAGCATCCCGATGTTGCCGCCGCCAATCGGCACCGCAATGTCACCGATGACCAATGGCAGGCTGATCGACCCGTCCAGCTCGTAACACAGCGGCAGGACGGCCGTGCCCGCCGCCAGGCGGCCGGCGTTATCCTCCAGATTGGTAGACGGCCCGGTGAACTGCAGCTCCACGAACCGAAATGCAGTTTCCAGCAGCACCCGCTTCTTAGGGTCCGGGTCACTCGCAGTGAGGCCACGAATTTCGTCGTCGGTGGCCTCCAGCGCCGCGAACTCTCCATCGCGCGATCCATCCGCGGCCACCTTCGGCACCACAAACTCCCAAAGTGCCGCCCTAGTGGCGCGGGGGATGGACAGCGTCAGCCGCGTCGCCGTCGGTGCCGAGCAGATCAAGAGCGCCTTGCCCCGCCGGGTGATACCGAGGTTTGGCAGCACCGGCAGCGTGCGCTCGGCAGGCAGCGCCGGAAGCACTCCGCTGCCGAGCCTCACCACGTCCACCGCTCCCGAAGCCCGGATCACCACCGAGGCATGAGCTCGATCGAGCAATCGCTTGAGCTCCTCAAACGCCCACGCCCGGTCCCACCGGAGGTTCACCGGCGGCGGCGTATCATCGATCGCGGCGATGAAAGCACCCGTCTCACCCAGCGCTTCAAGGCAGGTTCGAACCAGCGACGACGTCAGCTCGACAGGCCCCGTCGCCCCGCTGGCCGTCTCCGTAGTCGAGCGGTTCACCACGCCGCGCCTCAGCAGCCCGCTGTGCGGCGGCTTCCAGCGGTGGCGCTTATCGGCGAACGTCAGGAGATACTCCACCACACCGCTCACGCCGGCGGTGCTGCCAGCGGCCCTCACCAGCCTCGGCTTGCACTCCAGCACGCTGATTGCAGCCAGCGACACGTCCGCCGAGCCGACTGGCGTCGTCTCATCCCCAGTGGGCGGCCGACGGCTAAACCAAAACTCCACCGTGCCGGCCACAGACAGGTCGCCGCCCAGCTTGGCCAGCTCCGGCCCTGTCACCACGGCGGTGTTGAGATCGGCCTCCACGCCAGCCGATCTCACCCATGCGCCGGTGAGGGCGATCGCTATCCGCTTCACCGGCAGGTCGGGGCTGGTCTGAACCGCAAACGTCACCACGTTGTAGCTCACCTCGCTCATGCCTCACCCCCACTCTGAGAGCCGATGCCAGGCACAAACTCAAAAGTCGTCGGCCGCTTCACCAGGCTGGCCAGCGCCGCCAGCCGCTCACCCAGCGGCGCATCGAAAAACATCACGTAGGACCAGCTCGTCTGATACACCTCGTTGCCGGTCTCGACCAGGCTGACCTCCGGGTCGCTTGCCAGCCGGTCGGCCACGTGGGCCGCAGGCGGTAGCATCGCCCGGCCCACCGTGGTGGCACTGCCCGACTGGTACAGCAGCGGCGTGCCCTTGGGGCTTTCCACCAGCAGCGGGTCGATGCCCGGATACCGCCGCTCTTCCAGCACCGCTTGGCCGCCAACGATTCTGGCCTGCTGCTTCCACTCTGCCACCGGCGTACCGTCGCCGCCGCTCAGCACCACAAACGTCGCTCGCAGCCGAAACTCCGGCGTGGTCTGAAAGCTGATCGATTCACTCTGGATCGTCACGTCCGCTGGCCGGATCACATCCAGCACCGCGTCCGGGTCACCTTCGCTCAGCAGCAGGTTGTAATCCCGGCGCACGGTCAAAAGCCGGCTGGCGTCTCGCTCCCTGCTCCAGCCCGCGTCGCCGCCAATGACAGTGGCATGGCCTGGCAGCGGGCTGGCCAGGCGGGTGGCGGTCACCTCGTAGCTGGCCTCGCTGGCGTCGGCGTTGAACTCGTACCGCTTCTCAGAGATCACGTAGTCAGGCCGGGGGAATGCCGCCGCGAACGGCCCGAACACCCGCGCTTGCAGGCTGGCGTCACTCAGGCCGCTGCCGGCGATGGTGCCGCTTTGGGTGACAGACCCCTGATTCTCCGCCACCTTTACCACCCGCAGCGACTGCACGCCCGGCCCGCTGGTCGCGCCACCACCGCTGCTAGAAGCCCCGGCCGACAGATCGCTTGAGATAGTGAACTTTACCGGCCGCTCCAGCAGCCCGGCCTCGGCCATCTCTCCCACGCTTACCGCCACGTGCGGCCCGCCGTCGCGGCACTGGCTTCTAAACAGTTGCAGCAGCACCACATCGCCGGGGCCATAGATGGTGAAGTCGCTGCCGCTGGCAGCTTTGATGGCCAGCACCACGGCGGTCATGTTGGTGGCGGCATTGGCGTCGTTGTCAGAAGTCACCACCCCGCTCACGCTGATCACCACTTCGCGCCCGCCGCCGGAGCGTGCTTTGTCTTCGACGGCAAAGTCTTTGAGCCGTAGGGCGGGGGCAACAATCGAGGATTTCAGGAGGGCGTCAAACTCAGCCACCGATGCCCCCTCTCACCCGCTGGCGGGCGGCTTCGGCGTCCGTGGCCCGGCGCTGGTCCTCGGCGGCGCGTTCGATCCCTGGCTTGACGGCCTCTGCCACGCGTTTTGCCGCGTCGGCCGCGTCGATGGCCCCGACATTCACGTTGGCGTTGATCGTCGTCCCAGCGGCCGATCCAGGCCCTTCCGTGCCCGCCGCCGCAGGAGACGCTGGCACGCTCACCCCGACGAAGTCGGCCAGTGCCCCGCTGGCGCTGGAGATGATCGTCAGCAGTTCGGCAAACCTCTCCAGCAGCCAGCCCACCAGGTCGGCCACCGGCTTGAGCGCGGTGAACAGCACCGACATGTATCCGCTCCATGCCGCAAACCCGATCTTGCTCACGGCAAAGAGCGTCTGCAGGCTGGGGATCAGCACGGCCGACAGCACCGCGCCGACTCCCTCCAGGAGCGGCTGAGCCACGGCCACGGCCTTGGCCCACATCGGCCCCATCGCCGGCAGCACCGTCGACTGGAAGTACTCCGCCACCTGCACGCCTATGGCGTACAGCGAGCTCATGGTGCTGCTGAGCGTCTCTACCAGCGCCGGAGACTCGCCGGAGGCCGCCAGCCCACCCATGGCTGCCACCACCGCCACGATCGCCGCCGTCGCAGCACTCACCGGGGGGGCGAGTGCCACCATGGCGGCCACGGCCGAGCCAATGATCGGGATCAGCACAGCGCCGGCCACGGCCGCGAATGCCCCCAGCACACCCAGCACCAGCCCCCGGTTGCTGGCGATGAACTCAAAGATGCCGGCGAGTGCGTCGCGGATAGACCCGCTTGCCGCCACGATGCCAGCCGTGATCTGCTGGGAGTGGTCCGCCAGAAACTGCAGGATCGGCTTGGACGCCTCCTGCTGAATGCCGCTGATGGCAGCGCCGAAGACGCTGGCCAGCGTGCCGACCTTGTCGCCGATCGCCGCCTCGGCTTCCGTCACCGTGGCCCCCAGCGTGTCGTAAATCTGGATCGACTGCTGAATGCCCGCCGATCCCTGCGCCAGCACCAGCAGCATGTCCTCCGCCCCACGCCCCAGCAGCCCCATCGCCACGTTGGTCCTGACGGCCGGGTTCTCGATCTTGGCCATGCCGTCCGCCAGCTGCAGAAAGATGGCCTGAGTGTTGCCGCTGCCCAGCAGCTCCGCCGAGATACCCAGCTGCTGGAACTGCTGCCGGAGGGCGGCGCTGGACTGGCTGGTGGTGTCGAGTGCCTCGCCGATGTTCTTGTTGAGGAACTTGAAGCTGCCGGCGACGGCCTCAGCCGACCCGCCGGCATCGGCCGCAACAGCCTGCAGCCCGGTCAGGAACTGGACCGCGACGCCGGCTTTTTGCGCGCTCTCGCCCATGTCATCGAACTGCCCGGCAATCTCTTTGATGGTGGAGAAGCTCAGGAGCTGGCTGAACACGTCGGCCATCCCCAGCAGCGGGTTGGCCATGAAGTTGGTCACCCAGCTGGGAAACAGCTGCATGAGGCCCTGGGCCTCCAGCAGAGAGCGCGTGAAGGGATTGGCGTCAATCCCCAGCGTCCCGGTCACAGCTCCAGCGTTGAATGCCATACTTGCTCCGATTACCTGCGGCTCAGAAACTCACTCAGCTCCGCCATCGAACCGATCCGCTGCCTTCTAAGCCCGCCTGCCGACATTCCCACCGAGTTTCCAGCCGAGCCGCCTTCCGACTTGCTCCGCTTCATCGCCTTTTTGTAGAGCCGAACCTTGGCTCGGCCGAGGGCGACGGCGGTGAGGATCGGCAGCTCCAGTGCCTGCTGCAGCGTCAGCGACGGCACGATCTGCATGAGGCCGACGATCAGCTCCGCGACGTTGACTTGGTCAAGGCCAGTTGGGCGTTCACCCAGCTCGCCGCCCTTTGGGACTTTTTTTGGAGACGAGCCTGTGTGTAAGCCATGTAACCCACGAGCGCGATCGACTGGAGCTCGATGGGCATGGCCGCGATGATCGACCGGTCGGTTTCGGTAACTCCGAGCCCAGCGATGTAGTCCAGCATCGACTTGTCTCCGCCGGAGACGCTGATGCTCTGGATGATTTGGATGTCGCCGACTGAGGCTGGGCGGGTGTTGGCAAATGCGCTGCCGGAGACGATCTGAAAGTCCCACGGCTCGTCGTCGAGGATGAATGACTTTGGGTCGAATTGCATGGGATGGTCCTTGTGGTTGAGGGTTGTGAGTTGTGTGTCTGGAGTTGCCGGCCGGCAGTTATGCCGGTGCGCTCGCCCCGACGAAGCCGTATCGCAGCTGCGGAAGTGCGGCGCGGTCCGGGTAAACCCAGAACTCCACCGCCAATACGTTGTCTTCCTCGCCGTCGCCCTTGGGGCGTTTGATGATCGGCACGGTTTTGACCAGGTGAATGTCCTCGGTGGTAGTGCCTGCCGGCAGGTCGGCGGGGTGCAACACCAGCTCGCGGGCATAACCGTACAGGTCGGTGCCCCGGTCGGGCGTTAGCCAGTATGAGCCGCTGGCCCCGGCCCACGGGGTAAGCTTCCGTTGGATCACGTCGTCGATCTCCCGCTGTTCGACGCTGATCATCCCTTCGGCCCCGACGAAGCGTTCTCCCAGCTTGGCCGGGCCGGTGACACCGACCTTCAGTTCGTGGAAGAGCATTTCCAAGCCGCCGGGGTCAACTTCATCGGTCGCTTCCAGCACGACGTCGCCGCCTGCCGCCTTCCATGTGGCGATCCAAGTCGTGTGCCTGAGTTTTGATGGGTCGAGTGCCATGTTGAGTCCTTTCGTTGGAGAGGTTGCCGATTGTCAGTTGTTGGTTGCGGTTTGATGTTTGGTAGCTACGGGCTGGGCGGAGGTGCCCCGCCCAGGTACACCACCTTCGCGTCGAAGTTGAAGACGACTTTGTGCCGGAGCGTGGTGTCGTCGCCGCCGATCAGCGACGGCTGTTGCAGTTGGGTGACGGCCAGAATCCTGTGTTGGTGTGGGGCATCGCCCACAGCGACTGCCCGCAGCGGCCGGCCCGAGGCGTCCACGAGGGTGCTTCGAACCGCCAGCGAACGCTCCATCGATTCGCGTTTGGAGGGGGCATAAGTCGCCACCTGCAGCGACACCAGGTCCAACGGCACATAGGGCGTCTCGCCGCCGTAGGGTGTGATGACGCTGTAGATCGGCGAGCAGTTGGCGGCGGTCTCTTCCGCCGACAGCACCCACAGCTCCCGAGGGGTGCCTGCAAACTGCAGTTCCGCCGCCGTCGCTACGTGCGTCGCCAGCTGGCTCAGGAATGTCATGAGGTAGATGGCCATCACAGCACCTTCCTGACTTCGACGGCAACGTAGGTCAGCAGCTGGGGGTACATCTTTCGAATGGCCTTTTCCAGGTACTTCGCCTCGCCCCCGTTGGGGTGATTCGCCTGCAGGTCCTCGTGCACGATCGCGGCATAGTCGGTGTTGAATCCGATCTCCACTTTCAGGTCGACACCCGACGCGCGTCCGACCTGGTCGGACGCCTTGAGATCGCCGGTGTCGACGGGTGCCAGTTGCTGGGCATCACCGAGGGTGTGTTCCGCCGCCCGGAGCATGGCCTTATAGGCTGCGCGGCGTCCACGTTCACCAGCTTGCCGCAGGCCCCGCTGAAACTCTTTGATGCTGACCTTGGCGCTCACGGTGTCCCCCCTTCGACCGATGCCAGGACCACCGTGACCGGCACCTGCCGGCAGTAAAACTCGCAGTAGGCCAGCCCGCCGGAAATCTGCCGGACGTGCTCCACCAACAGGCCGTAGGTCTGGGTATTGTTCAGGCTTCGGTCGACGAACATTCGCCAGCCGGTGGCGATCTGAAACGGGTCGAAACCGCCTTGAGGCTCGACGATCACCTTGTGGGTCGCGTCACGCAGTACCGATTGCATCGCCACCTGCTGGGCCAGCGAGATCACATCCAGCAGGCATGGCACGTTGACGGTGACCGGCAGTGCCCACGATGGCTTTCCGAAAGCGTCGGGAGGCCTTGGCGCAAGGGTTGTGAGGATCCGGGCGTTGGTGATCACAGCACCCTCCCCGTTCGAATCCTGAATCGCTGCAGCAATGACCGGGCGTAGACACACAGCATCGCTTCCGCCCAGGCAGACGGTGATGCGTAGGCCTCGGCACGTTCGCCCGTGGACTGCGAAGTCAGACCGATGCGCGCTTCGGCCTTGGTTCGTTCGGCGTCGCCAGCCAGGATCGCGTCCGCCTGCCGGAGGCATGCCAGTTTCACAGCCTCCGGCACGATCGCCAGTCCGGTGGACTGGTCCCGGTCAACGAGCCCGCCAGGCACTGCCCGCGGGAACTCAAGCAGCTGGTCCCACATATGGCGTTGGCCCTCGTAGGTGTAGCCGGCATCAATCCGGCGTGTAGCTTCCTCCAACGCCCCAAGCTTGGCCGGGGCAGAAGCGGCAAGGTACGACGTCACCGGGGGCTGCAAGGTTGCAGCCAGGACGTCAGCGGCTTCGGTGGTGAGGTAGGTGGCCATAAACTAGTAGCCCCTCCATGCGCGGCCGGTGGAGAGATTGGCGACGGGCGATCCGGCGGGCGGCAGGCCTGTCCATACCCGGCCCGTCGACAGGCTTGCAACAGATGAACCACCAAACTCATACGCCCCGATGTCATTGCGAAGGCTGAAGGTCGCGCCCGTCAGATCCTTCGAGTCCGGCGGTGTGCGCTGGTTCTCTGCCACGCCGATCAGCGGCGACCCACCCAGCAGCTTCCGATTGGTGCTGCTGACCTTCGCAGCGGCATAGCTCGGATACACAAAGCCTTGGTCCTGCTCGAATGCCCAGACAGCCAGTGTCTTGGCTGGACGGAAGTTCACGCCGCCGCCAGACGGGTTGGGGGCAACGATGTGAACCTGCAATCCAGCAACAGGCACCTGTACGTCCGTCGCGTTCACAAAGCCGATGTCCGAGTTCGGCATCACCATCAGCACATCCGTAAAAGTGCAATTGAATGCCAGAGTCCCGGAGTACCCAAAGCACCAGGTTGCCGCTCCCACGGTCAGGCCCGACAGATCAATCGTGCTTTGAGTGATGGCGAGGTTGAACGGACCGGCACCGCTAACGTCAGGGTCTTGAATACGGGTCTCTTCGCCCGTGCCGGCAGGGGAGTTCGGCCAATACTGGATCAGTGAGTCGTTGATGTTCCCACCAAAGCGGAACGGGTTGGACTGGTACACGCACCGCAGCACCGTCGCGTTGTTCACGTTCTTCACGCCGTAGATCGTCGAGTCCTCGACCGTCATCGGAGTGGCGTAGCCGCTGGGGTAGATCGGCCCGCCGGCCGTCATCTGGCAGTTGCCAAAGTAGTGTTCGATGAACGGGTCGGCCTGAATGATCGAGGTGATGGCCAGAGCCACCGTGTTGGCGTTGATGAAGGTGTTGAGGTTGGCGATGGTGGCCACTACGTTCCCGCCGATGTTCACTTGGTTGCCCGTCGCCCCGCTGGCGACGAACGTGATGACCACGGCATTGATCGTGATGGTCTGCCCGGCGGTCGGCTGGCCGGAGAAGTAGATCCCGCCCCACGCCCGCGCGTAGGTCGTGCCGTTGACCAGCCCGACCACCGTGGCCCCGGTCACGTTGGTGGTCATGGTCGTGTTGACGTTGTTGGCGTTTGCCCGCACCCGCAGCGTCTGAAACCTTGGCTTGCTGCCAGAGGTATGCGAGTACCAGCTCGAAGCGGAACGGTTGTTCTCGCCGGCCACATCCGTGCCGTTGGTCGGGTAGCCGCTCTGGTCCGGGTAAAGGTCTTGATCGCCCCACCATCCTGTGATCAGCACCGTGCCTGTCGAGAGTGCCGCATCATCAGTGTAGTCCACGCGGGCGGTGTACCTGCCCGTCCCCGCCTCGTGCGGCGAGCACCGGCCGTGCTTGTTGTTGATCCATAGTGTCGTCAGAGGCCCCGTCGCACCCTGGATCGAGCCGGAGATGTGTTTGTCACCGAAGTCACCTTCCATGTCGGCCACGATGGCCAGCCCCCGCTTGGCATTGCTGCCGAAGCAGTAGTTACCGTACAGCACGTCACTGGAGGAGTTTCGGATGGTTGTGCCGTAGATCTTCAAGCCCCGCAGAATGCCCTGATGTGCCAGATTGATGATCGAGTCGGTGGAGAGCATCCGCGTCCGCTCAAAAGTCCCTAGCGGCGCGGTGGTGGGGTTCACTCCATTCCTCGGATAGACCAGCATCGTGCTGCCATCCGTCCACATGCGGCCCGGTGCCCCGTTCACCCACACCCGGCCGGCAGTGATGTTCGCCTGATTGCTCGACTCAAGGGGCAGCCCGTCCTGAAACAGGTACGCCCTCGCCGAGGACGCCCCCTCCCAAATGTTCGGATAGGTCCCAATGTTCGGCCGAGTCCATGTGTTCTGAGCCACCGTGTTCCAGAGCACCGGCTTGCCGTTGCCGTCCCCCTCCACCACCAGCGGGTTGTCGAACTGCATGATCGTCGCCGTGGCGATTCTCTGCTTCGCCCCACCCTTGCCCAGCACCTTCACGCGCGGGACCGCCGGATGAGCTGTCAGCGTGCCGGCCAGGTACTCCGTGATGAGCTCCTTGGCGGTCCAGCTCGGGTACACATGCGTGTCCATGTCCACGCCGTTGCGACGGTAAACCACAAATGGCCGGAAGTAGCTCGTGCCGTTGATGGTCGTCAGCAGCTTGGTGAGGCTGAACGGGCTGGCCAAACTGCCATCGCCCACGGAGCCGGAAAGCTCGAGATCGAGGTAATGATCCACCCCGCTGATCGTTTGCCCCAGCAGTGTCACGGGGATCGCTGCCGTCTTGTCAGCGTCCACCGTCCCTTCCGACACCACCACCCCGCCCCACGCCGCCCGTAAGATCGCCCCGCCGCCGCCGAAATTGTAGTTGCCGATCCAGATCCGCTCGGGTGCAGAGTTGAACCCGTGGCAGTTGGCCAGCGACCCGGCCGAGGTCCAAGTCTGACCACTGTCCGTGCTGTAGAGCAGCTCGCAGTCGTAGGTCCAAGTCGATCCCGCCACCTGCTTCATGTGCAGCCGGAAGATCGTCGGCTCATTGAACGGCACGCTCATGTTGGTGATGCCCGGCGTGCCGCCCCGCTGGGATGTCAGCCGGATGTCGGCCACGCCCAGAGTGCTGATGCCGCGCAGCTCCACCTGCACCACATATGCAGCGTCGGCCAGTCGAAAAACCGCGAATAGCAGCAACTGCGTCGTCGTGCCGGCCACGAACTGCCCCGGCGACACCAGTAGGTCAAAGTTCCACCAGCTCGCCACGTTGCTGGCCTTGCTCATCAAAGTCGCAGTGACACTGCTGGTAGACAACGCCAGCCGGAAGTCGTCTCCGTTGGATCGCATCGACGCACCGCGGCCCGCCCCCGTCCGCCATCCCAGATCACGCACCGTCACCGTGTTCGCGGCGGTGATCTGAAGCCCAGCCGGCGGAGACGCCGTGCTGTAGATGGTGCCCACGTTGGCTTCGGTAGGGATGAAACTGACTCGGTTGGTAAGTGCCATGGTTGGGTGTTCTGCGGACTGTTGTGTTCTGGTTCGCGCGTCGATGGACGTAGGTGAGCTAGCTCGCCGACCCGTTGGTCTGGACCGTGGTGGCGGATGCCGCCTTCGCCCACATCCCCCACTCGGCCACGCCGCAGTTGTTGAGGGTGATCTGAAATCGGCCGCCCGCGCCGGTGGTGTAGGCGCTGGCGGGGAACGCGGCCTGCACCTCGACGTTCGGCTCATCCAGGTCAGCGTCGACTGCCACATCCACGTGCACCCCGCCCCGGACAGCAGCCCGCGTCACCTTCAGCCCGGTGATGGCGTTGCCGCCCACCAGGCCGGTAAGCACTGTGCGCCGTGTGTGCACCTGTGGGTCCAGCTCCAGTCTCAGCACCTGCACCCATGTGCTCGTGCCGGCCACGGCGACTGCACCGGTGTCGAACTCTCCGCGATTCAGATCGTTTGGACTCATGGTCATTTCTCGCAATGTGCGTTTGACTGATGCTCTGACTCGATGCTCGCCTAGTTATCGAACTGCCACTCGACCTTCAGCGTCGCCTGCACCAGGTCGGCGGCGCTGGCGGTCTTGGTCGCGGTGAACTCCAGCACGTCGTTGGCGGCCGTGTTGCGGTTGGCGTCCGTCGCGTTGAGCGACATCGACCGCACCACATACGCCGTCAGACCTGACCCGCCTGTCGCCTTGGTCGTGCTGGTGTCGCCGGCAGCCAGGATCGCTGTGCTGCCGCTGCCGGCCGGGCCTTTGTTGGCCAGGCCGAACGTCCAGTAGTTCGTGTCATTGGCCGTGATGGCGGTCTTGACCACCAGCTGAGCCGACACCACCCGAGCGGCGTGATCAGGAGAGACCAGGCTAAAGGCCTTGGTGGCGGTGACATCCCCCAAGGGGATCTCCACCACCTTTGTCGCGGCGGCCGCTGACAGCATTGAGCCGTCGGTGGACCTCGGCCCCAGCAGGCACAGCAGCGGTTTGCGGCTGGTGACGCTGGTGATCGAGCTGAGCCCGCACACCACCTCATACAAGGGCATGCGCCCGCTGGTGAAGCCGACCGTGGTCTTGAACACCGTCCCAGCTCGATCGACTTCGATGTAGTTGGTCGAGCTGGCCGATAAGGCGATGGTCCCGGCGACCACCGTCACCAGTGTCTTGCCGTTGTGCAGCCTCCCGGCTTTGTAGCCGAAGGTCAGCCCGGTCGTGGTGTCTTCGTCCTGGGTAAAGGCACCGCCGCCCTTGGCCAGGCTGTCGATGTCCAGCGGGTCGGCTGTGATGCCAAACGACCCCGCCGCAATGGCGGCGAAGATCTCTTCCAGGATCGCCGACATCGGGCCGGGCGAGTTCACACCGCTGGCCATCGCCAGGTTGGCCGCGTCAATCACTCGCTGTTGTGCTGCTGAAAATCTAGCCATGGATCTCTCCGTAAGGTTTCAATGGGGGACTGCCAGCCGTCTATTCGCTGGGCGGGCGACTACCTCTTCGGCTTCTTCTCAGCGGTGTCCTGGCGAACCGTCACTGCTGCTGGCGCGACGGCAACACTTTCAACCGCTCGATCTCCCGAGGGATGACCAACGTCAACCCCTACCACCAGCTCGCCATGCTTACCGGTCAGATCGGGCTGCCCACTTGAGTTCACAGCGATCTGCCCGACGTCATGCGTGGTCGCGGGAGGTTTGGTCTCGCTGGTCGATGATGCATTCATAGAAACCGATGCGATCTGGTGTGCATGGGGGATCGGCTCAACGCTCGGGTCTTTGGATTTCGGCACTTCCGTCGGATCTGGGAAGTCCCAAACTGTTCGGACCCGGTAGCCAAGATCGCGCAGCCGGCTCACCACTTCTTCATCCTCCGTGCGGGCCTCGCCGAGATGGAAGCTGACTCCTTCACGGACGCCGGTGAAATGTGTGTAAGGGGTGCTGATCACATAGTACTTCTTGGGTTGCTCTGCCACGTTTGTCTCCAGTTGGGGTGAGGTTTGGGGGTTGCAATCTGCTCGCTGCGTCAACGCCGCGTTGCCTAGGCCGCGTTGACGGTCGGGTGGAGGTAGATGTCTCCGTGCTGCAGCGACGGAGTCGTGCCGGAGATCACCACGCGGACGCGCACGTACTGCTGGGTGACGAAGCCGCCCACCAGCACGGTGTTGCCGACGTCGCCCGCAACCACGCGGACGGTCGGCGATACATCGGTGAACGTTGAGTTGTCCACCGACTGTTGGAGAATCAGGTCGTAGGTTTCGTTGGCGCTGGCGAAGTCGGCCGCAACGATCGGCACGCCTGCCTGCATTGGCCGGCCGCCCAGGCCGGGGTTGGCAGAGGTTCCGAGGTTGATCGCGGTCTTGTTGGCCGTGGCCGTCATGGTCGCGCCAGCGCCCAGCAGCAGGTTCGCGTCCGGGGGTCCAGGAATTCGAGTGTTCATAAGGTCTCCATCTGAGGTTCTTGCGATAGCCGGGGCTTACCCCTGGCGAACCGCGTTGATCGACGGTTTCGAAGGCCCGTCGAAAGCCGTTGTTAAGTCCTTCACACGTTCAAAGGTTCAATCAGCTCAGCAAAGACTACGTCTTGGTGATGCCGCTCAGCCGCGTCACCGATCGAGGGTGGAACGTGCCGAGGCCGAACACGCCTTCGATCAGGTCGTACACATTGCCATCTCGCTCGCCGTCGTCGCGCACGGTGATCGGCTCGGCCCCGTCCGGCTGGCGAACCAGCCCCTGGGTGAACTCCTCGTCGGCGTCACTACCCAGGCCAATCACATAGAGAGAAGTGGTGGTAGAAGCTTCGGTGAACGTCAGTGTCGGCGACTCGTAGTTGTCCTCATCCAGCGCCTCGATGTCGTAGTTGTTGTACCTCATCACCTGCTGCTGGATCTCCGTCATGGTCGTGCCGCCGGCGAGCTTGACCAGCGCACTGATCTTGCGCCGAATGAACTTGTTGCAGACGATGATCTTGGTGTTGCCGGCGGTCTGGTCGATAGCCTCATCCAGCTTGGCCAGCGTGAGCGTGCCGCCCATGGCGATGTTCTGATTGCCCTGGCATCGCACGCGCAGTCCGTCGAATTGCTTGGGGTCCACGCCGCTGTCGCCTTCGATCACCATCTTGTCGAAGAACTGGCCAGCCTTGGTCACCTTCTGTTTGATGTTACCTGCACGCCGCGTGCGACCCCGCTCGCCGATGGCCAGCTGCCGGTCGGTCTTGATGGTGCCGCCCATGATCCGCAGCGTCTCGACCTTGGGGATGACGAATCCCTCGTCAGACGTGTAGCTGTTGTTGAGTGCCCGGAAGCCCACGGTACCCAGCGTTTGCTGGAGGTCGTAGGCGTAGCTGAAGTCCTGGACCTGAATGTATCGGAGCCTTCGCAGGAAAACCGAGGCCGCGGTGAAGATCTCCACCACCGGCTTGATTGCCTGCTGCTGAGTGTTCGCTCCGTACTCCAAAAGTGAGATTGCCATACTGTCCTTTCATCTGCCCGCCTGGGCGGGTCTGGTTGTTGGTTGCTGTTGTGCGCTTGGTTAGGGGTGCTGGGTTCCTTGCTGGGACTACTTCACGACGGGCAGTGTGGCGGCGATTGCAGCCACCGGGCTGAGCTTCGGTCCCGCCGCCGCCGCCGGCTTGATGTCGCCGGCCTCGCCACCCTTGACTTCAGGGATCGCCAGGCCGGCTGCCTTCAGGTCGGTGTGGAACTGGGTCCGAAGCTGCTTGGCCTCATCACCCCACTTGGCCGGGTCGCCGCCAAGCTTCTCGGCATAGGCCGCCGGGACGCCTTTGAAGTGTTCGGCCACAAAAGCGTTCCGCCTCGCGGCAGTCTCGGCGTCGCTCTTCTGGCGACCGGCCTCGGCCGCCAGCGTCTCCGCCACCAGCTTCTTGATGTCATCCGGCTTTAGAGCCGTGTCGCTTTGCGCGGCTGGCTGCGCCGGTGTCGACTGCGACGCCGCCTCTGCCTTGGCTGACTTCAGCTCCTTGAACGCACTGGCGAGTGTGTTCAGCGTCTGACTGACCTCCGCCAGACTGGCCTTGAGTGCCGCCAGTTCTGCTTTGCCCGCGTCCCCGCTGGACTGGGTCGTACCGGGGGATTGCCCGGCGGTTGAAGTTGCGGCTTCGCTCATGGCGACGCCTTTCTCCGGCCTGCGCCGGTTTTGAAGACCTCTCACGAGGTCACGAATTGGAGTTGGGAAGTTCACGATGCACCCCCACCGGCATCCCCGCCGGAAAACACCTTGTCGGCAGTCGTTGCGTAGGCCTTTTCCACCTTCGACCGCAGTTGCAGGTCCTGGTACGCCCGCTGGGCGGCATACCCCTTGAGCCCGAGCAATGCCTCGGCACCGTCCACACCGCCAGCGGCGGCGAGCTGCTGGCCACTGGCCAGCTCAGGAACAAACGGCCTCGTACTCTTCGAGCAGTTGGGATGGAACGGCGGCCCGTCGATCTCGTCGATCGAGGGGTACTTGTCGCTCTTGCCGCTGAGACTGAACACCATCCCGAGGTAAGCCGAGCAGAAGTTGTCGCTCACCCGCCCGATCACCATGACCAGGTCGAGGTCCGCCTCCTGCAGCCGCTCGTGGCGGGCTACCACCGTCGCCTGCCGGGTCTGGGTGCGTGCCACCATCTCCGCGTAGTAGCCCACGTCGTAGTCGCGGCCGACGCCGTCCTTGCCCACCACCGTCACCTTGTCGCCGTTGATCGCCCGCAGCTCCTCGCGGAGGGTGCGGATGGTTTGGCGCGGTTGTCCGGTGATGACGCCGCCCGCCAGAATGGTGTTCAGGTCCGCCCGGCTCAGGCCCACATCCGCCGTCTTGCGGAGCACCGACTCCACCCGCTCGGTCATCCCCTTGGATGCAGCCTTGAGCGTCTCAAATGTGTCCGCGGCAAAAACCGCGGCCGAGCGCGCACCCACCAGTGCGAAGCTGCCTTCCTTGGTGGGGTCGATGCGCACACCAGCCTCAATCACCTGCCGCCGCCCCAGATCGCGGCCGGCGCGGTAGGCCATCGTAATGGCCTCACCCGTCCAGGCCGAGACCAGCTGGTCCAGCTTCCGCTGGATGCGCCGCACCTGGTTGAGCTGGTCGGCCGCCCGTGCCCGGCGGTAGGAGCGTCCGTTCTCCGTACCGCCCGGCGGGTCAATCACAATCGCCGCCAGTTGCTTGGCTGCAGTGCGGTAGTACCCGGCGAGCACCTGGCTTGCCGAGGCCGGCACACCCGAGTTGCCGATGCCAAGGTTCGCGTCGGCCATGATGGCTCCCAAAAGGATCAGGATGAAAGAAATCACGCGACACCCCCTTCAACCGTCTCCGTCTCTTCCCCAACGTCGTCGGTAGCCGATGTTGGAGCTTCCCGCGGCTCTGCCGCCTCGCCCGGCTCTGCCGCAGGCGGCGACGTGAGCTCGCCCAGGATGACCTGTGCCCGGTTGCCCGCGGCCTCCCGCTCCAGTTCCGCCAGTTCGGCGTCCACTGCTGCCGGGTCCCCCAGCTGCAGGGTGAGCGCCCGCCGCCGCGACATGGTGCCGGCGGCCCGGTGCGTCGAGATCGTGTCAGCCAGGTCCCCTTCGTCAATCGGTAAACCGTCGCGGAACTCCACCGAAATCGGCCCCATGGCGTACCCGCCAGCAGCAGTGAACTGCTCAAGCTCCTGGGCCACATTCAGCAGCCGCTTAACGCCTGATGCCCATAGCGTCGCCTTGCGCATGCCGCGCTGCACGCTGTTGAGACTCTCCAGGCGGACCTTTTTGTACGCGTCCGGCGCGGCACCCTCTTTGAGCCCCAGCAGGACCGGGCTGGTCTCGGTCATGATTAGCAGTGCATTGACCGCAAATGCCCGGTCCTTGATCGCCGACTCCAGCTCTGCGTTCCATGTGATGTAGCTGGGCAGCTGCTCACCCGTGCGGTAGAAGTACGCCTCAGCGTCGCTCCGCACCGTGCCGGTCTTGGGGTCCGCCGCCTCGGCCGGCAGAGCCAGCTTGGGGTCAGAGTGTTTGGCCAGCACGCGGGCCAGTTGCGTTGTCTTGGCGTTCACCTCGTCCTGCAGCGCCTGCGCCCCGTCGTAGTCGCTCACCACCCGACCGCGTGACAGCATGTTCGGAATCCATGTCACCGTGTTGGCGGAGATCAATGTCGGCGTCACCTCGGTAAGCGGCGGCGAGCTGGGGAACTCTGCCAGCGACACCTGCTGTCGCTGTCCCTCGTCGGCCAGCACAAAGGCGGCGCGGGTGATGCTTCCCCGCTGGTAGGTGGTTTCCAGGGCATACTTGACCGTGCGGCCTTCGACCTGCTTCTCGGCCAGGGTGATGCGGCGGTAGGCCGCGTACTGGCCGTCGAAGCCCATCCGCCCCACGGGGAACATCTCATCGGCAGGCAGCTGCTGGATGTACACCTCCGGCCGGCCGCTGGCGGTGTCGATCACGCACTCCAGGAAGGCCTCCCCCTCATAGCTGGAATCGACGCAGGCCTGGTACAGCACCCGATGGAGGGCGGTCCGGTCGGCCAGCTCGCTGAGTGCTGCCTGCTGGCCGGCGTCGGCCGCCACCAGCACCGGCGGCTGGCCCATGAGCAGGTCCGCTCCCTTGTAACTGATCAGCCCCAGGAGATTGTAAGTCACGTACATCCGGCGGACGGCGTCGCCGCTGCCGGTGGCAACGCGCACCTCCGGAAAGTCGAACTGCGTGCGGCCTTCGTCGAGGTAGTACTCACGGTGCCGGCCGTCGAAGAGCATCTGCCCTTGGCGAATGCGCTCCAGCCTCGCCTGATCGACGGGGCTGAGCCAAGCCGCGTACGGCAGCGCCCGCGCACGGTCATAAGCCGAGTCGGTGGAGTGGACCCAGATGCCGGGAACTTTGGTGCTCATTAGAAGCCCCCCGGTTTTCTGGCAAGCGGTGCCGGAAGGGGCTTGACCGAGTCTGCCGCGGCATACCCCAGGGCCAGTGCCCAGAACCTGTCGGCGTGGCCACTCTCGTCGCTGGTCGCGTCGAACCGCACGTGCCCGGCCGCACTCACCGACTTGCGAATCTTGTGCAGGTCTTCGCGTACCACATCACTGTCCGGCACCCGGATGAGCTTGTCCTCGAAGAGCCTTCGAACCGGGGCCGCCAAGCGGCTCTTGGTCTCGGCCGTGAAGGTGACCGCCTCCACCTTGTGGGAGCCCCACCGCTCTACCGCCCGCTCGGCGAAGTCCATGCCGATGCCACTGGCGTCGATGCCAGCCCGCCGCACGCCCGCCGCCATCAGCAGGTTGAAGTACCCCTCCTGCACGGCAAACGGCACCCCCTGCATCTCTTTCACCAGCACGGTCTGAAATACATCCCCCACCTTGGCCAGCACCCAGAACACGGTCAGGTCGCGCTTGCGGCCGATGTCCATTCCCAGGTACAGCGGGCAGTTGGTCCGCAGCTCGGCCGGGTCATCGGTCACGGTCGCAGCCGGCACCTCGCACCCGCGGATCAGGTCATAGCTCAGGAAGGCGGCAGCCTCGCTGCCGGGCACGCACATGAACTCCTCTTGCCAGGCCTGCTCGCTGGGGCAGCTCGCCCGCAGTTCATCCAGCCACTCCCGCCGCCGCTTGGCATCGGGCTTGGGCACATGGTCGAGCTTGCGCTTGCGCATGTCGATCCGCTCGACGATGCCATCCTCGACGGCGTCGAGAATCGTCACCGTGTGCACCGTCGCCTTGAACTTGCCCTCGCGGGCTTTGCCGATCAGCTGATTGAACACGCTGGCCTCACCGTTGTGCGTGCTCCAGATGCGCCACGGGTAGTCCCAGAACCGGGCGGTCGCGTGGGCAGCCTTGAGCAGCTCGTCGCCGCGCTGGTGGAAGGCGAACTCATCCAGCCCCACCTCGCCGCCCTTGGACCGGAAGAACTTGGGGTTGGAGCTGCCGGCCACGATCTTGCGGCCGTTGGCAAAGGTCATCACCTTCGTGTTGATCTCGGCGTCGTCGATCACTTCGGTGGCATCGCTGATCGTGGCGACGGCGTTGGCCATCTCTGCCCACTCCCGGCAGTAGTCGATGAACTCCAGCGAGGCGGTCATGTCGGCAGACGAGTGGTAGTAGTGGCTACGGCCTTCGATCCGGCCCAGCACCACGCCCAGCGCGTGCGTCCAGGTCCAGCCGATACGGCGGGACTTCTCGCCGATGGCAACCGGCGACGGGTCTTTCAGCCAGGCAAGCTGAAACGGGCAAAGCAGGTTGAAGAAGTTGGCGCTCATGCCGTCACCCCCTTGTCGCTCTTGGCTTCCAGCCCCAACGCCCGCTTGATGGCATCGACCACGCTCGTGGCGCTGCCGCCGCCTTTGGCCAGCCGCTCGGCCTGGGCCACGGCCTCGGCCTGCTGCTTGCGAAACTCCTCCAGCAAACTCTTGGCGTCGACCACGCGCCGAAGGGCGTTCGAGATGTTGACCAGATCCTCGGTCTTGACCGTCTCCTCGGCCTGCAGCGCCATGAGCTTGGCCAGCAGCTGCTCGCTCAGTGTCACCAGCGAGGCATCGGTCAGGGCCAGCACACCGCCCCCGCGGGCCGCCTCGGTCATCGCCTCGGCGAGCTGGCGGCTGGAACTAAATCGGTCGGTCGCCCGCTGGGCCGCCACCCAGGTCCCCACTGCCGAGCGGTGAATGCCATCGGCACTGGCAGCAGCCTGCCCCGGCTTGTGCAGCACGTACCCATGAGCCTCCAGCCAGTCACAGCACTGGTCGATCGTCTTGCCCGGCACCAGGGCAAAGGCTCTCAGCGCCGCGAGGTCGTCGGGCGTCAGGGTCTGGTCGAGTTTGAAGTGCCGTGCCATGTGTTGTGGGGTGCTTTTGGTTAGTTCGCGGTTCGTCCGTCCTCGATGCTCGGGTCCGGCGGGATGTTGCCCATCAGCAGGTCACTGGCCTTGGCCGTGCGGCGGAGCTTGACGTGCTTGGCCCCCAGCTGCTCGGTGGTGCGTCGGGCGGTCCATTCCGCCTGGACATAGCCGCGGCTCTCCAGCTCATTCACCAGCCGCAAAAAGTGGCGGTCGCTGTGGCACCGCAGCGCTTCAGCCCGGCCGGTGTTGATCGACAGCAGCAGGGTCGGGCCTTCGACCCACCCGCCAGGTGCGTGCGAGGTCGCCACGTCGAGCACCGTGAGCATCACGCCCCGTAGCTCTCGGTCTGCCTGCTTTTGTGTCTCTTGGTCCAACATCTGCCTTGTCTCCGTTCGTCGTCGGCTGCGTTCGCGCCAACTGCCTTCGCCACTGCTACCCGCGCGTGTCTGCCGATTCCCTGCCCAGACTGCTGACCTCTCTCGCCAGATCCTTCAAGTCGTCCTTGGTTGCCACCGTCTTGGCCAGCTCCACCTGCAGGTTGGCGATCGATCCGGTCAACCGCAGCTCCAGTTGAGTGATGGACGCCAGCAGTTCCGCCGCCCCCCGGTCGCTGGCCATCTGCCATCGCTCCAGCGAGCTGACGCGCTGGGCGATGAGCGAGAACTCCCGCTCGCGCTCCGCCTGCTCCACTTTGAGCCTTGCGTCGATGAGCTGCTTTGTCTGCAGTTCCAGATTGGTCTCAAGCCGGTCGAGCTTGGTGACGCGACGGCTGGCCGACCAGATCAGCCAGCCGTTGACCACGGTGACGGCCAAGCTCAGCAGGCTGATCGCGATGGAGATGATGGCGATGTGTTCCATTGGGTGGCAGGTGTGGGTGAACGGCTGGGTGAGGGGTTAGGCGGCGGCCAACGCGGTGATGGCCACCTTGAGCGCGGTGCTCATGACCTGTGCCACGGCCTCACCGATGGCCCGCTGCACCTCCGGGGCTCTGGCCGCGGCGGTGTTGAGGATCTGAGCCTTCAGGTGGGCCGCCTCTTGGCGGATGCGCTGCTGGCCTTCGGGGGTGTGGCCAACAGCCAGCGACAGTCGGGCCAGGCGCTGGGCGTGGGCCGAGGCCAGATCCAGCACCTCCCGAAGTTCCTTCCGCGCATCGACGCCGAGCTGCGCCAGCAGCCGTTCCGCCTCCACTCGGATCGACTCCGTCGTCGCCGCGTCAGCATGCGTGTTGCCCCGGTGAATGTCTTCGTCGATCACGTCCGCCGGGGTGGGTGGGTGACTCTCGGGGTATCCGCCTGTGGTCATGTTGGGTCTCCAGAAAAGTGGTCGTGTGAAACTTGGGTCGTTGGGGGGGGCTGTTGGCAGCTACTTTTTGGCCGTCGCTTCTGACTCGTACGCTTCGATCCGCTCTCGCCACGTCCGGATGGTTGCTTCGCGGACGTTGACGGCCTCGGCGTCCAGCGCCTTGTCACGCTTCACATAGCCGAGGTACTCCGGCGCGATGACGTCATAGGTCGCCCGGTCGGCGTCGCGGTAGAGCTTGTCGGGCGCGGTGCAGCCGGTCAGGACGATTGCCGCGATCAGAGCGGAGGGCAAGCCCTTCGCGGCCATGAAAGTTCGCTTACGCATGATGAGTTTCCTTGGTGAGTAGGTGGTGGTTGTGCGTTCTTGGTGACGAGTTATTCCCCGTCCCTACGTGTTCCGAGCGGTCAGCACGTCCGGGTTGGTGTCCCGGTCGTCGGCGGTGGTGAAGGCGGGCGCTTCGCCTTGGCTCAGCGGGCTCGCCGTGGCCCCATCGACGGCCGTTCGAGGAATCCCCTGCCCGGCGTTCGTCAGGCCGTCTTCCAGGGCGATGCCGCCGATGAGTGCCGTGCCCACCACCATCAGCAGGTTGGTGACGCTGGTGGCGATGTCAGTCGGCAGGCCGAGTTTCAAGGCGATGGCCGTTAGCACGCTGATCGCCGCCACCCAAACCTTGCGCGAGCGCAGGAGCTTGGTGATCACGGCGGGCTCATTGGCGGTCAGGACTAGTTGCTCATTGGGCATAAGGTCTCCTGTTTGAGGGTGTTTGAGTGCGCGGTCTTTCGATGTCGCACCGAGCAAGAGAAGTCCTGCTCTTGCCCTCCGGCGGCCTGATTGCCGCCGGGCTGGGCCGACGCGGGCAACGTGAGAAAAATTCTGGTGTGCGGCGGCGTCCACGGCGCAGTGCCGCGAGCTCGGGCTGATGGCCGGATCGAGCGACGCCGCTGGGACAGTTTGCTGTCCAGCGCACAAACCTCTGGCCGAGGCTTCCCACGACCAGAGGTGCGTTGATGACGGGGGGCACAAGGCCCCCGGTGTGTATGCGAAGAAGGGCGGCGGGTGTGGTGTGCCCGCCGCCCGGCGGGTGGGGGTTGAGCAGTTCGGCCGGGCTGCCACTAGTGCCAGCAGACAGCCCGGCCCGGCGGAGGGGGGAAACCGCCAAATGCGAAGGGTCGAGCAGGACAAGTCCTGCTTCTGCCCTGAGCGCGGCGGCGCTGAGGAGATTTACTCCGCAGCAAAGTTCGCGTGTGTGTTGAGCCGCCGTGCCCATTGATCCCATCCGTGGGAGTCAGCGAGATGCTCGCTGCGTGGGCCAACGCAAAGGCCCACGAGGGTTACGTGTCACCCTCCAGCGTGGGAGGGCGGCGCGTTTCCGCGTGGGCCAGGTGTTTCGTTATTCAGTTCCCGCTGGCTCAGCTCAGGGCTGGGGTTGGGGCGGGGGGGGAGGTGTTCGGCGTTCGTGAATCTAGATCAAGTCGGGCCGGTTTGTCAAGTCTACCGTTGTGGCAGGAGCTCCGCTCGCCATGTTGCTAGGTCGTGGTCCTTGGTCCCAGTGACGGTCATCACATGGCTCTGTCCAGGATTCAGTGCGGGAACGGCAAATCTCGCAATCAAGTTATCGGGAGGTGGCTTGCTGGTGTTGATCAGTCGAAGTGACGTCGGGAACAATGGCACCGTCGCCGAGAATGTGATCGTGGTTTCATCACCAACGGTCTTCGCCGCCGCAATCCAATTCTCTCCCGTGAACATCGCAGTCGTTTGCCGAGGCGAAGGCACGTTGGAAAACAAGCCGGCAGCCGGTCTGGCAGGCGCACGATTCAGTAGCGCCGAAAGTCCTACGAGCGAAAGAACGGTGATGATCAGCAGCGTGACCACCGCAAGAATTGCTGCAGCGCACCATGCACCCAAAAACCCAAAGAAACCCGCCTTAAAGGCTGTTTTCCAGCTCAGTGCGACAGCCGCTTGAGCAACTCGTGGTGCTGGCGCGGTCAATGGCACCTTCTTCGTTTCGTACTCGATGGCCGTGGGGCGGCTGGAGGTAACGTCGAACTCCTGTTCCTGCGGCGGCTCGGTCCATACACGCGAAGGCTGGGGAAGCTCTCCCGCCTTGACCATCGCTTCAATCTCGCCCTGATCGTAGGGTCCGATCCTCTGCCCTTCGATCTCAGCAAACCACTTTGCCATGTCGCCCTCTAATCTGGAGAAAAGGTTCCCATCGCCACCGCCATGCTGACCACGTCGGAAACCGCTGCTGTCAGCGGCTTTTTGTACTTCGCCGAGTTAATGGCCACGAGTGTCACCGTGTCCTCATCCACCGCCTCCATCCGTTTGAACGTGGCGTCTCCACTGGCCAGTTGCACGTAGCAGTTTTTGCCTATCGGCCAGCCGTCGCGGCCACGGCGCACGATTCTAAACTCGACAATACAGCCGTCCGGGTACTTAGGCTGCATCGAGTCGCCTCGAACATGCACTCGGAACAGACCCTGTTCGATCTGCCGGGCATCGGTGATCTCAATCTGACCGCTTACGTCGGCCCATGCCCCGGCCGCAATGGGCAGATCAAATGTTGGGATTGGGGCGATCAGCCTAACAATGCTGTACGGCTCAACATTTGTGTCGAACTCTCCGCCGCGAGCCTTAACTTGCGTGGGTCTGCCGACCGTTGAGAGCCGACGATTGGCATCGACTTCGTACACCCCACTCTTCGCCAGTTCCAGTGCCTCGGCAACTACCTCCGCCGTTGTTCCGACAGCCTCTGCGATCTTCGATTGGTTGTAGTCGTAGATCTCCGGCGACTCGTTGTTGAGCCACGAGTACACGGTCGACTGCGATGCGCCAAGCTCGTCACGGAACGTACTGATGGGTTTGCGTGCAGCCTTAATTCTCGACCTAAGCCACCGTCCGAAGTGGAATTTTTTCGGTGGTTCACCAGCCGTTTTCATTGAAAACATTGTGCATTTTTGTGCGTTGCCAGCGATTGCCGATGTTGTTCTTTGTCGTCCACTTGATTGTGCGATGTTGTATGGTATTGTGCTTTCCATGAAGACTTCATTCGCGAAGTGGCTTCGGCGGGCCATCGAAGACAAGGGCGAGACGATCGATGGCTTTGCAGCCGAAACCGGCGTTCACCGCAACACCGTTTATTTCTGGCTCAGCGGCGAGTCCAAGCCGGCGGGCCGAACGCGGTCCGCCATCGCCCGCGCCTTGGGGGTCACAAGAGATCAAGTCGACCAACTGCTCGGCGACGCACACAAGACCGCTGCTGCATGAATCAGTGTTCGGCTCACGCGCGGCGGGGCGGCATGTGCCGCCCCCCGCGTGGGCCAGGCTTTTGAATCGGTCTCACCTATGGCCTCCCCACAAGAAACGCCATGCACGTCCGAACCAACGCAAGCCTCGCATGGGGTCCCGACATTGCCATCTTCGTCACGTTCAGAATTCCGTCCCGCTGCTCGGCTCGATTCAGCCCGACCTTCCAAGTCGCCAGGCTGTTCCAAAGCTCGACCATCTCTCCCATCTTCGCCTCCTCCTGAACCCAGCGCCGCAGTGCTTGGTCCGATCTTAGATCCTCGATCCTCTTCAAAATCGTGTCGCGCCGGTCGCGCCGAGCGATACGAAACGTATCGATCCTGTAAAGGGTCCAAGCGATCCTCATTGCTGGCTCAGGGAAGAGCCACTCCAGAGTTTCCTGTACGAATCGTTCAGCCTGATTTTGATGAGTGCGTCGCATGGACCAAGCTTAACCCCGGCAAGCCCTTAAGTGCTTATCGAAAGCACCTGCTCCGCATCAAACATACACAGGCCAGCCAGACCCAAAACACCCTACCACTCACCGCCAAAAGCGCGCAGGTGAATCCCCCGGCCCGGTCTCACCATCTGCCAGCAACAAAAACAAAATCTCACCACGTGGTGAATTCGTCCAAAGTAGGTGTCCCCCCTCTCATCAAACCCACTAACAGCAAGGGAGCGCATGTCACCGATCCAGCGCCGGGTCGCTGCGATCACGGAGGATCGGAGAGCGTCGTATCTATTCGACACCAAGACCGCGTCGGACGCGGTCGGGTGTCACCCCAACAAATTCGGCGACTGGTGGCAGCGGACGCAGCAGAAGCTGATCGAGCTGTACATCGCCCAGCCGGGCGAGCTGGCCGCCGAGATGGCCGGGCTGATCGCCCTGGCCGAGGCCGAGAGGCAACAGAGACTCAAACGCGGCTGATCAACCGGACATGGCATCGGGGCATCAGGCGACGCCTCGACGCCGCCCGTGACGATCTCGACTTCGCCTATGAGCTGATGTGGGAGGATCGCACGATAGAGGCCAGCAACCTAATGGCCACTGCCTCCCGGTCGCTCGAAGACGCCCGCCGATGCCTCCGGCTGGCGCAGGCTGACCGCACCGGCCGCCCCAGGAAGGCAGGTGCCCGGTGACCCTGACTCGGATTCACTACGTCTTCGACACTGGCACCAAGATCGTCCGGGTCTCCATCCAGCCCGGTGAGTTGCGGGCCTTTGTGCAGATCGCCCATCGCGACATCGCCGTCGATCTTGAAGTTCCGTTCCCACTCTTTTCGGCCAAGGCCCAGCAGCGGGTTGCGGCCGAGCTCGCTGATCGGGCACTCACCATCTACCACACCCCCCGCGCCACTCGCCCCCGGAAGGTAGGTGCCCAGTGATGACGCTCTTCGATCACCTCAACCTCAAGCCCGCCGAGCCGCTGCCGCCTACCCCGGTCGAGACGCACTTCGTCAAGACGGCCCCGCCCGGCTTTGAGCCTCTGACACGCGAGCAGTTCGCGGCGGCCGTCGAATCCGACACGTGCCCCGGCTGTGGTGGCGACAAGCAACCCGGCCACACTTTTTGCACCGGCTGCTACTTCCATCGCCTTCCGGTCAAGCTGGCCGTGGCCGTGAGCGATGCTGGGCACCAGAGCCCGGCCGACCACCACCACCTCACGGACGAAGCGCGCAAGTACCTGCAGAGCCTCGCCAACAGGAAGGCGGTGCAGTCGTGATCCAGTTCAAGAATGCCCCCACCGCCGTCCAGTCCCTCCGCGGCACCACCTGCCCCGCGTGCGGCGACACCAAGCGTGCCAAGCAGTCCCTGTGCCTGGACTGCTGGACCATGCTCCCCGTCCGTGAGCAGCAGGCGCTCTATCGCCACGTCACCCAGGGCTACGTCCCCGCCGTCAACAAGGCACTCGAAACACTGGCTCGCCTGGGCATCTCCCAGCCGGCACAAACCCCAACCCCCAACAGGGAGGAGCATCATGAGTAAGGCCGCTGAACGTTCGCCGATCGAAACCGCCAAAGGTACCTATGGCGATGAGCCCATGGCCATCGCCACGATTGAGCAGTGCATCTGTCTGCAGTGCGAAGGCACGATCCGCCCCGAGCACGTACTGCGTCGCTCGCTGCACGGCACCGGGCATCTGGCCCTCGCGACGCGCATCGAGGCTTACTGCCAGCACTGCGACGCCGCTTATGCGGTGGTGCGCGTTCTAAAGCCCGGCGGCTGGGCCACCCACGGCCAAGTCTCGCGGGTCACCGACCCCAGCAACCTTGCCCGAATCAAAGCCGCCGCCGACCAGAAGGCGGGAGTCATCCAGCTCGACACTGGCGACCAGCTAGGCGCGGGCGATGAGGCCGACATGGACATCGGTCGCCGGGTAGCAGACACCTCCGAGGAGCGTCGCCAGACCAGCCAGCGGCGTAAGCCGCCTGCCCCCACATCCGCCGTCGCCGCCACCCAGACTGCCAAAGCCCCCACTCACCAGACACCCGACCCGTTCGATGACCCCGACGCCCAGCCCGATCCTGCCCGCCTCGCCGCCGAGATCGACCTGCACCGCCGCGACCACGCCGCCGCCTGATCGTCTGCCGCCTTCCTGTCATCCACCGCCCCCCATTCGCCTCACCGTCATGAAGTCCGACCTGCACAAGTTCCTCGACCTTGCCAGCCCAGCCGAGCTGGAGATTCTGTGGAGGCGCTCCCCCGAGGCACTGCGGCCGCGTGATCTGATCCGGCTTAAGGACTTCATTCATGCCCGCGAAATGATGGGCGGTGGGGGCTGCAGCCAGCAACTTGTGAGCCTCCGCGATGTCAGGGTGGACGGCCGCCCGGTGAAGCCGGGCTTTGATCCGCAGGAGGGGGCAGTCTTCTACGGCCTGAATCGGCACCTCAAGCAGCAGCTCAGGGATGAACCGCTCCGGGCCGCCGCCCGCCAGCGGATGATGCGACGTTCGTCCGAAAGGAGGTCCGCATGACCAGCCCCTTGCCATTCATGCGACTGGCTGGCGTAGACGCCAGGCCGAGCCCCGACCCCAGCGCCGCCGCCACGGCGGCCGGCAACACCCCCAACGTCTGGCTGACATTGGAACAGGCCGCCCAGCGGAGCGGCCTGAGCCTCGGCCAGCTCCGCCGCCGGTGCCTGGAGGGCTGGGCCGACACCCACCTTGCTCGGAAGGTAGCCAACGGTGCCAAGCCCTCTTGGCAGATCGCCCAGCATGCCGACCCGATGTTCGCCGCGGTCAAGTTCCCCGAGCAGATCAAGGCCGACCTTACCAGCCTCAGCGACCAGCAGCGTCAGCAGTGCCTTGCCCGCAAGGCGATCCTAGACGCATGGCTGGACGCCCGCCGGGGCGGCCTGCAGCTTGGCATCGCCGAGGCCGAGATCACCGAACGATTCATCGCCCGTCAAACGCACCTCGAAGGCAAATCGATCAGCCGTGCCACGCTCTTCAATTGGCATGCGGCATACCGCCGAGACGGCCTCAACGGCCTGATCGACCAACGCGGATCGAACAAGGAAGCTGCCGGCCACGACGGCAATCCATTCTTCTCCTGCCTAGCCCAGGCATGGCTGAGCGACCGCAAGCCGTCGATGAAGATCGCTTATGAGGTTGCGATTCATGACCTAGCCCAGCGGCAGTCTGGAGATGTGTCGAATGCCCCCAGCTACAAGACCGCCCAGCGTTACCTCAACAGCCTGCCGCCACAGATGGTGATCGCCAAGCGTGGTGGCCCGAAGGCCTACAACGACAAGGCCGCCCCGTACATCCAGCGAGACTACAGCAGTCTCTCCTCCAACCAGATATGGTGCGGGGACCACCACCGCTTCGATGTGATCTGCCTGCTGGGCCGCGATGACCAGGGCAGGCCGGTGCACGGCCGCCCCTGGCTCACCTGCTGGATGGACGTAGCCAGTCGCCGGGTCGTTGGCTGGCACATCACGGGGGCGGAGCCCAACACCGACACCATCCTCCGAGCTCTGCGCATGGGCCTGCAGCTCCACGGCCTGCCGGGTCAGGTCCAGGTGGACAACGGTAAAGACTTCGATGCCGCCGCCCTGCAGGGCCGCACCAAACGCCAGCGCCGGGCGGGCGTCGACGGCGACCGCATGCGCGGCGTCTTCGGCCTACTGGGCATCGACGTACAGCACGTGCAGCCTTACCACGGCCAGTCCAAGCCGGTCGAGCGGCTCTTCCGCACCATGGCCGACCGATTCAGTCGCACCTACGACACCTATTGCGGCAGCACCACGGGCGACCGCCCCGAGGGCCTGCAGGATCGTATCGAGGGCGGCAAAGCTCCGACGCTCGAAGAGCTGGCCGGCGACTTCGCCCAGTGGCTGGAAGGCGACTACCACCAGCGGCCCCACACCGGCGGCGGCATGGACGGCCAGACACCACTTGCCGCCTACGACGCCAAGTTCACCCAGGCCAAGCGCATGGTGGGCGAGGACATGCTCAAGTTCGCCCTGATGCCCAGGTACGGCCCGGTGAAGGTCGGCCGCCACGGTGTCACATGGAACGGCATCCACTACGGCGGATTCGACACCGAGGTCACCAAGCTCTACCGCCAGCGGGTGATGCTCTGCGTCGACGACCAGGACGTCAGCAAGGTCATCATCCTGTCGCTCGATGGCAGGCTCATCACCACTGCCGCCCAGAATCAGAAGCTCCCCTTCGCCGCCACCAAGGCCGAGGTCCGTGAGGCGATCAACGAGAAGCGTCGCCTCAAGCGGATTCACACCCAGCACAACGAGGCCCGCCCGCTCCTGGCTCGGGCTGGCGACATGGCACACCAGCTCCACCGTGCAGCGGCCCGGCGCTCGCAGCGGGAGCGGGCTGTGGCCACACCGCAGACCGTGACCCCACCTGCCATCAAGGCGCACACCACGGGGTTCGAAGATCAGTTCGAAGTCATCGCGAAGGCAGTTGGCGGCTCGGAAGCCCCCACGCGGCCGAGCGGCTTTATCAGTCGGCCGATCCAGGCCGACCAGCACCAGTCACCCACAGGGTTCCTGTCCTTCACCGGAGGTTCCGATGAGTGACGGGTACACCAACAGTCCCGACCCGCTGATTCAGCGGGAGCGGATACGAGGAGCGTCAAGGATGATCCCTGAAGGCATGGATGCCAGCAAGGTAGGGCTGGATCGTATAGACCAGGTCCGCACAGACCTCGACACCTTTGTCCGCCACTACAAGGTCTCGATCGCCGAGGTGGCTGGCGCTTTGGGCCGATCGCCCAGCGTCATCTCCGAGTTCCTCAAGGCCAAGTACGCGGGGAACAACGAGCAGCTGGCCAAGGATGTCGATGAATGGCTGGCCGACGAAGAGAACCGCCGGTCCAGATCGCAAACCACGGTCTACACTGAGACCAACGTCGCCCTGCTCATCAAGAGCGTCGTCAGCTACGCCAAGGAGAAAGGCCGCATCTCGCTGATCTACGGCCCGGACACCACCGGCATCGGCAAGACCACCACGCTCCGGGCGATCTGGCAGTTGCTCGGCCCCCGTCAGTGCACTCTGGTGACCATGGACAAAGTCGACGCCAGCCCGACCGGAATGCTGGTGAAGCTCTGCCGGGCCATGAGGCTCAACGACAATGGCACCAACCGGGGGCGGCAGGAGCGGATCAAGAGCTTCCTCCGGGCTAGGCCCGACCTGTCGCCCACCAAGAGCCCCGACCAGGTCCGCCGCTCGCACGTGGTTCTGATCGATCAAATCCACAACCTGCGTTACGCCAAGGATGACAAGCCGCTCTACATCCTCAACGACATTTACGACGCCACCGGCGTCGGCCAGGTCTGGTGTGGCACGGCCGACATGGTGCACTACCTCCAGAAGCGCCGGGCCAAGGAGGCCGACGAGTCCCTCGGGCAGATCCGCAGCCGGATCTTCCCCGCCATCAACCTGATCGAGCGGGTCGAGAAGAGTGAAGGCGGATCGCCCATGCTGGCCACCACCGAGCAGATCCGCGAGATGTTCTCCAAGAACCAGCTCAAGCTCACCGGCACCGCGGCGCGGTTCCTCTGCACTCTGGCCAACATCCCCGACGAGGGCGGCTTCCGCGTGTGCGAATGCCTGGTCGAGTACGCCACGGAGATCGGCATGCAGCGCCGGGCGACGCAGCTCGACATCGACCATCTCCGCGAGGCCCTGCAGATCACCTTCAGCTCCGACCGCTTCGACCTGCTGGTGGCCGCGATGGTGAAGGAACAGCCCACCCTCAAGGCCAAGCTGGCCTAGTCCACCGAAACCCCTAACCAGAATTGCACCCATGCCAGAGACCACTTCCATCCCGACGACACCCCCGCTCACAGCCGATCCGGCCGGTATCCCGCTGAGCGACCAGTGCTCACTGGCCGTGCTCGCTGCGCTGTGCCCCGAGCCGGTACCACAGCACTTCCGCCTGGAGAATTTCGAATGGCCCGAGTCGCCGCAGTTCTCTAGGGAGCATCAGTTCAGCGGGATGTCGGCGCGGCGATGGTTGGATGCGAAAGAGAGGGGCAAGGCATCGGCCTTCGTAGCGAGGAATGCCACCCAAAGCTTCGCTGACGCCGTGCAGCTCTGGCACGCCTACTGGGAGAAGCACCGCGAAGCGAAGCAGCGTTACGACCAGCTCCGCCCCATGGTTTGGCGCTGGACGTGGGCCAGGCGGATGCTGGCGGCCAGAGACGTCGTGACGGCGGAAGTAGGCACCGCGGAGGTGCAGTCATGAAGTCCAAGACCGCCACCAAGCCAGCTGGTCACCGCTGGGGCTGCGCGTGCGTTGACTGCCGGGTTAGTGCCCTGATCAACACGTCCGTCGAGGACACCCGCCAGACCATTGCCCACTTCGGCAAGGCCGGCGACGCCTCCGTCCAGCGTGATCTGCAGCTTGCCACCCTGCGCCGAGCCATCGGCGTAGCCGAGTCGTTACGGCGTGTATCGCTGGTCCGTGTCCTCCAGGCCCGGCTCTGCCAGCTCACGCCCCATCCCGAGGCCTGTGAACGCGCCAAGGGCAAGTTCCGCTGGGTTTGCCTCAATTGTGGCCATCACAAGTACTCGAAGGTCCCGGCCAGGCCAAACGTCAGCTGCAGTCGCTGCGGCGTCCGCCACGCCACCCGCGACTACTGGTCGCCGGTGGGCGAATTTCAAACCGTCATCCCAACCCAATCAACAAAGGCAGGCACAGCATGAGCAGGTCATCACCCTGGATTCTTCCCCTGATCCTGAGCCTTGCGCCCGGGCATGGCGTGTCTGTAAGACTGATGCAGCCAGCCCAGCCCACGCCCTGGCACTCGTCGCGGCGTAATGGCCGCCACATGGCCGCGGTGCGCGTGGCACGGGCAAAGCGGCGGCGGCAAGCCCAGAAGCGAAAGGACGGCCGTTAGCAGGCACCCACATCGAAACAGGTAACCCCCGGACGGACCCGGCAGGAGACAGCTATGGAAGGCAACATCACCATCGTCGGCGGCATGCTCGGCATGATTCACTTCGAGCGTTACCGGCTCACCCAGCAGCCCGACAGCCCCTTCATCAAGATGGAGGCTTGCGAGCACTTCCCAAAGACCGCGCCTCCTCGGTTCTTCGTGCTCGACCCGCTCCAGTTCGTTCCGGACTACCGCTTCAAGTTGCCCCCGGCCGACCTCCAGGTGATCGGCCTCAAGCCAGGCCAGCCGCACTACCTGCTCACCACGCTTGCCAGGCACGACGGCTGGTTCACCACCAACCTCCTCGGCCCGGTCATCGTCAATCCCGCCACCCTACTGGCCCGCCAGGTCGTCGTCACCGGCAGCACATGGAGCGTCCGCCACCGGCTCTTCCCCATCCCTCGGCAGGAGGTCACAGCATGATGCAGATCATTTTCGAGCTCATCGGAGTGCTGACGGTCTGCCTCCTATTTGGGGCTGCAGTTCACAAGACCGTCGACTACTGGTTGGACCGACGTCGCCACCGGACGGCGGCCGTCCCAGCCACGACTCCACCCGATCCAACCGGTGAGGGCTTGGCCGTCGTCCACACCCCGCAGCTTCAGTTCGTCAGCACCAACGCCTTGGTGCACGAGTTGCAGCGGAGATTCCCACACTGCCTGATCAGTTACGACAGTGGCGGCAGCCAGTACATACACCGATTCACTGGCGACTATCTGACTCTCCTCGCTCTGTCGGTCGATGCCCAGCACACCCTCATCCAGCACCGGCCGACATCGAAGGCAGGTGCCAAATGATCTCCGCCGCCCAGATCAAGCTCGTACAGATCGCCCGCCGGTCTCTCGGGATCGATGAACCCGACTACCGCACCGTCCTGCGCAGCTTGGCAAATGTGGAATCGACGACCAAGCTCACCCATCGCGGCATGGAAGCGGTGATGGCCTACTTCGAGTCGGTCGGGTGGGTTGATCGCAATCATGGCCGGGGCTACTGGACGCGGCAGCGTGATACGGAGAACGCCCGCGAAGTGCGACTCATCAGATCCCTAGCGGCCGAGTCGGCCTACAAGCTCCCGGCCCTATGCCTGCGCCACAGCCACCACCGCACAGACGACGTGACGCAGCTCGACTGGCGTGAGCGCTACGAGCTGATCGAGATGCTCAAGGCCAGCAACCGCAGAGCCGCCCAACAATCCACCGCCGACCCACCAGATGAATCGGCAGAAAGGGCCGACCCTATCCCTTTCTAGCACTGCCCGACGCGGATCGCGACATGGATGTCTATGACCCGTAAATATACCAAACATTTTAAGAAGGTTGAAGTGCAGGGCCGATGCCACATGCATGGCACACGCCTCCCTCGCTCCCCAGCTCTACCGCCGCGACGCAGTCCGGTGGCTGTCATCCCTCGCTCCCGGCTCGATCGACCACTTTATCACCGACCCTCCCTACGGCGTCGCCCTCAAGCTGAGTACCAAATCCAAGGTTCGCCTGGCATCCTCCATTCGCGGCGACGGCAGACTGGAGGCCCGCAAGCTCTGGGAGCGGTTCGTGCCGCTCATGGCCCAGGCCGCCCGCCCCGACAGCCTTCACATGGTCTTCTCCGGCTGGTCCAACAACTGGGCACTCGACGTGCTGCGCGAGCACTTCCGTGTTACCAACTGCATTGTCTGGCACAAGCGCCCGCCGGGTTTGGGCCACTTCACCCGCTCAGCGCACGAAGAGATCTATCTGCTGGCCAAGGGATCGCCGCCACGGCTGGTCACTGCCCAGGCGGACGTCTGGCAGTTGGCCCGCGTCTCTCGGCCGGTGCACCCCTGTCAGAAGCCGGTGCCGCTTTTGATCCGTTGCATGGAGCTGGTCAGCGTCCCAGGGGCGCTTATTGCCGACCCGTTCTCCGGCATCGCCTCCACGGCGGTGGCGGCCATCCAGTGCGGCCGCCGCTTTGTCGGCTGCGAGCTGGACCCACAGTTCGTCAAGTTCGGCCGGGGTCGCATCCGCTCAGCGTTAGCGGATGCCGAAAGTCGCAAGCTCACAGCCCGATGA